TTTACAAAGATACGAAAAATATTTGAGAATACCAAATTATTTTGTAATAATATTTCCAAATGTATCTCGTAACCAATCGTTAAAGTTTTTTCCGAATGCATCAGTAACTTTATATTTCACTAATACCTTCATAATATCTAACTTATTGATTGGATTTACTTCTTCATCAAATCTATCTAATATAGACATTTTGATGTTACCACTAATGTCTGGGTCATGCAACTGCATTAGTTCCTCATTCATTAGTATCTGTTCTTTTGAATTTAGTATCTCATCATAGATTTTAATCTTTCCTTTCTTTTCTTCAGCTAAACTGAGTAAATCATCTACCGAAAGTTTTTTATCTTCGGTAATCTCAGGAAATCTTTTAACCAATGTTTTGATACCACATCCATGAACTCCTGGTATATTATCTGATGTATCACCATCCAATACTCTGTATAGGAGTAGATTCTTAGATTCAATACCATATTCTTCCTTTACCAACTCTTTGTTGTAAAGTTTCTTTTTGGTAGGAGACCAAACGATGGTCGTATCATCTACTAATTGTAGGAAATCCTTATCAGTAGACATGACCACCGCTTGTTCGTTCTCTTTCAATAATTGTGTACTAATGTATGCCATAACATCATCAGCTTCACAACCATCATAAATCATCGTTGTCATAGGTAGATAGTTCATAATGTCAGCCAACCAAACAAATTGTCTTTTCATTGATTCTCTTTCATCTTCTTCGTTCATCAAATCAGCATATTGTCTATTGACTCTTAACTTATTCTTTGAACGTTCAGATTTGTACCCACTAAAACGTTTCTTTCTCTTCTGAGAACCTCCCTTACCATCAAACACTACAATTACTCTCGTAGGTTGAGTATTTCTAATTGCGTAACCTATTGATTTCAGAACACCAGTTACACCACCGACGTGGTCACCATCATCATTCATTGTAGGAATGGATGACCAACATCTGATAAATGTATTAAGACCATCGATAATTAGAACTCGGTCATTTCGTTTCCTATCGATATTTTGGTCATGTGCTCTCTCAACCGAATTGAGAATATCTTTGTAGAGTTTTTTCATACTAAGTAGTTGTAGTTGTATAGGTTACTCCTTCATTTAAAGTATCTTTACCATTAAAGTACTTTTCTAAAGTTTCTAACCTTTCATCAGCGGATGCTAATAATTTTAAAGCTTCCGTTGCGTTATCCCAAAAATCTTTTGTGGAATGGTCTCCTATTCCAGCAGGAAAACTACCAAGTAGTTCTAACGATAATAAAGCTTTGTTCTTATCAGCTAATGCTTCTGATTTCAACATTTCATAAATTTTCTTATCTATTTTCATAATTTTAAATTTAATCATTTTCTCCAGCCAACTCAGTATCAATTTCCATAGCTTCGATATCTAAGGTATCTGATTTATATTGTAAGATAGTTGATTCACAAATCTTTTTGTAAATCTGTTCTCTTACATCTTCTCTCTCATCCATCAATTCGATAAAATCTTTTGATTGGAATTTGATTTCTTCACCAGTATCAGTATCAACGTATGTGTACCAAGCGCCAGCTTGTTTAACCAGTTTGTTATCTTTCATAACTCGTAACCAAGAACCATAGTTATCAATACCTCTATCGAAGTAGATTTCAAAATCTGCTGCTCTCAATGGAGGTCCCATTCTGTTCTTAATTACTTGACATCTCACTTTCATACCTACAACCTTATCCAATCCATTCACTTTCATTTTGATTTGACCCATACCCTTCAATCTCAATCTTACAGAGGAATGGAAAGCAAGAGCTTTACCACCCGAAGTAGTCCAAGGGTCACCAAACATAGCGTTCATTTTTTGTCTAAGTTGATTTGTAAATACTAAGGAGATTTTCTGCCTACCAATCATATTGGTAATCTTTCTCATCGCCTTTGAGATAATAATAGCTTTATCTGTAGCATATCCATCTTTATTGTAATCAGCTGCCAACTCATTCTTAGTTGAAGCTGCTGCTACTGAATCTACTACGATTGTAACTAATTTATCTCTTGAGGTTTGTCTAACCTTTTCGATGATAGTTTCTGTAAAGTCAAAGATTTGTTCTACAGAGTCTGCCGATACATAAAGTAATTTAGAAACGTCTACACCGATTGCTTCTAAAAATTCTCTACTTACCGCAGTTTCGGTATCAATCAATACTGCTACACCACCTTGCTTTTGTGTTTCAGCAAGTAAGTGAGCGGATAGTAATGATTTACCACTCTGTTCCAAACCAGTAACTTCTGTGATTCTACCAACTGGTAATCCACCATACGGGCGATTAGAAATGGCTACATCCAACATAGCACATCCAGTCGAAATCCAACCTTCAACATTTGTTGGGGCTTCATCCGAATCTAAGAAGAATGCTACCTTCTGGTCTTTTGCTGATTTGTTCAGCTCGCCAGCTAGGATATCTGCTAAGTCTAAATCTTTCTTTGCCATATATGGGGTTTATTAGTTGTTAAACAAATCATCAAATGCCGCTGCAACATCATCTGTTTTCTTTGTTGCTTTTGGCTTATCTTCATCTACATCAAATGGTAAATCATTTACCTCTTCAGTAGGTTTCTTAGAAAGTGTTTCTTCTGCTACAGAAGATTCACCATCATCATTTTTAGATTCTGCAGTTGGATTTAACCATCCTTCTAACACACCTTTTAATTCATCGTAAGATAACTCTGAATATAAGTCTGTGATTTCAGTTTGCCCATCTAAAAACTTAGTAACATCATCTGCAGATTCTGCTAATGGTGTTTGATTTGGTTTAACTCTAATAGTAGTTACAGGATATGAAGTTCCTGCTTCTTCAGCTGATTGGTATTCGATAGTAATATCTCTACCACTCTTTGGGTCTGTGATATCTCCGTAATCTGGGTCAGCGATGTAACCTAAGATTTCTTGATATACAGTTTTACCGAATCCCCAAAATTTGATTCCTTCACCTTCTTGTCCTCTTACTAAGATTGGTACGAAAGTTCTTAACTTCGGCTCCATTTGTTTTGCAGCTTTCCAATCTTCCTTATCACCCATTCTCTTCAATCTATCAGCGAACTCAACGATTGGGTCAGGTCTACCAAATGATTGTGGTGAGAGATAAGTTTTGTTGTTAATGTTGTAGTGAAAATACAATTCGATGAAAGGATTATCTTTTTCGAATTTGTAGGGAACGATTCTGACTTGATGTTTACCAGGTGTTGGTTTCCATAGATTGTCAGATTTCTTTTGTGTGTTTTGTAGTTTGTTCAGTCTACCTCTGATTGCGTCAATGTTAATTGCCATAATTTACTCCTTTAAGTTATTAATGTTTAAATTTTATGGTTGAATGTTAAGTGGCTTTCCTCCACTCGGTGTATATATAAATATAACGTTTTTCTAAAAACGTAACATTTATTTTGCCCATTTTTTCCTTTGTACAATTTGTGATATTACACCATATACGGACAAATCTTCATAGGTATCTTGTATGTTTTCACCTACTTCATCGGGCTGTCCTTTTACCACTAATTGTAACAATCTTTGAATCTTGTCATTCTTCCTAAACCAAAGACCTGTAAGTGCCACTTTGATATCATCTTCAGTTTCCAAAGATGTACCAACTGATATATTACCAGGTCCATAGTTCCTCTGTTTTTTACAGAAGGTTTCATACATTTCATCTAATATTGCTCGGAATTCTTTTGTAGTTTGTGGGTATTTCTCTTCGCAATACTCCACCGCAGATTGTTTATTCATATAACTTTTTATAATTTAGTACTAATATACAAAAAAAATTTGATATATCCAAATAAAATTAAGAAAATTTTATTACATCGAATACTCTTGTGTTGATTTTTTTAGTTCCATCAACATTTGTTACTATGATTGCGTTCTTAAACTTCTCCCAATCGATAGTAAATGATTTATCTAATACACCATTGTTTTCTTCTTTTACTAATTCATTAAGTGCGTTTATTGTGTACAATGTATTAGATTGTTTTTTTCTATGAACCAAAATAGTATCCTCTAATGGTTTCTCTGGCTTATATGCCGTATCAATGTTGTAAGTTACAAATAACTCATCTAAATCAGATTTGTTTTGTAACACATAAATGTAGTTGTAAACTATGTGATACTTTTCTCTAATTTCCTGTAGTGTTGTTTGTAATTTTTCCTTTGTGGTAAACGTACACAATAACTGGGTTTTCATAAATAATCTCTCTCTATAATATTTCTATTCACCTATAAATATAATATATAAAAAGATTAATTATACTTCTAGCTCTTCACCTGATTTATTATCCACTGCAACACCATCATCATTCAAGTCAATATCACCTACTTCACCATCACCAGTGAATGATAATTGACAACCACCACCAGTTCTACCAGCAGTTCTTTTAGTTCTAAATGTTATCGAATAATCATTTGGATTTTGTGTACCTGTATCTGTTACGAACTTTGGTTCACCATTTTCATCATAGTATTGTTTGTTATGTTCTAATTCATTTAGTGTGGTATTTGTTCTAATATTGTTAGCTATTTCAATAGCAGATAATAGACTCTCAACCTTTACACCACCTTTTTGTACAAGATTAGGTGCATTATTTTCACCAATTAATTTAGATGCATGTTCAGAAGTAATAATAGAACCTAAAGATTTTTTATATTTATCTTCTATTTTTGATAACTGTTTACCAAATCCTTTCCAATATGCAGTTTTATCTGCTGGATTTGAATCTGTAACTGCTTTTTTAATTTTATCAATTTCTTCCATATAATCAGCTACAATATTTGATATTTTATCTACTTCATCATCAGAGAATACTTCATTTAAACTAACCTCAGTCAATGTATCTTTAATAAATTTAGATGTTTTTGCAATTGTTTTTGGTTTTGTTTCATCTTTAATAAGGTTATCATTAATTAGTAGTGTATATCCATCTTGTCCTAAATATTGTCCCTGATTATTTTGTTTTTCCTCATTTGGATGTAATTCACAAATTGTTTTAGAGTTAGCTGGACAACCATAAATTCTACCAACTTTACCCCACTTACAACTTACTAAAGAAACTCTTTCTAATGAACCACCTTTTATTTTATCACCAGCTGGGAAGTTACCAGCAGATGGTAGATATACTTCCTCACCTTTAGCTAACTCCTGCTCATAAAGATTATTTTCTGCGATTTGTTTTAATATAGCGTTTGCTACATCAGCATCTGCTTTGTGTAAATCAACCATTAAATCGTTATATGAATCAGCGATAGCTTGTGCAGCTTTTTCAGATGGTATTTCTTCTTTTTCTAATATTGATTGCATCCTACTTTGATGTGATTCCAAACCAGTCAATACACCTTTATCAACTCCACCACTTTCAACTTGCTCTTTAGCATAATTAATTGTATTTGTTAAAGCAGGGTTGTTGATACTTTGTTCTAAATATTCTTTACTATGTAAATTAGATGGCATTTTAACTTTTCCATCTTTATCTTTTACACCAAATAAACCATGTAGACCTGGTCTTATCTTTTTTAATACTGGATGTGAACTAAAATATTCTTTTACTTTTGGACTATCAGATGGTTTTATAATATTATCATTACCTAAATCAGGTTTAGCTGCTGTGGTAAATCCTTGCTTAACACCCTTAGCATCAAACTCTCTTAAATCTACCAACTCAGATACTTTGGAAACTAAATCAGCTGATTTTTTAGTACCAGCATCCCCACTAATAATTTTTCTATTACCACCTAATTTATTAAAGTATGCTTTTTGTTTATTTGCGTTTGTTGAAAAACCAGCATTATCAACCAACCATTGAGCTGCTTGTGTTTTTTCTTCCGTAGTAGCATCATCATCATAAATGATATCAATCTTATCCAAAGAATCTTTTATTATTTCTTTCTGATTATCCGTTAAACTATCCTCTCTTCCTTCTACTCTACTTTTAAAATCATTAGTAATACTTAGGTTATCTTGTGAAATATTTCTTTGACCTGTACCTTTTGTTTGTTTTCTAATATCAGGTGAATGTTGGAAATCTTTAGCTCCACCTACTTTAGTTTTAGGGTTTTGTGGTTTTTCTTCACCATCTTTATCAACCTTAGTTAATTTACCATCAACATTTTTGTAAGAAATAAAATCATCTTTTTCTTTACCATATCCTTTACCTTTCCAAACTAAACCTAATTGTTTTGCTTTTTCTTTTTCTTTAGCATCTAATGGTTTTTCTTCCTCTTCTTTCAGTAAGTTTTTGATTAGTTCGTATTTGATATCAGCTAATCCCCACTCAGTAAGTATCTCACTCAATATTGTTATGTGTTGTGGTTTACTAAAATCAGGATATCCCTCCTCAGAGCGATATCTTAATTCTAATAATATATCTTCAAAAAATTGGTTGTTATCAGCCATATCTATAAATATGATTAGAAAAGAGTTTTCTCTCTTCTAACCTGACATTGTATTTCGTAATCACTCCAATGTTTAGTTGGGGTAGAGTTAGGAAAATAGAAACATTCTTTTCTTCCATTAGGAAAAGTTATATGTTTCCAATATCCACTTGGTACATGTCCACCAGTAGGTAAAATTAAATACCCATCTTTAAATTCCAAAACCACTCTAACTTTTAACGTACCGAATTCCTTAGCCCAAATTCTTTCTTGAGCTTCCAACTCTCTCCATGCTCCTCTGTTTAGTTTATCAAATTGTAAGGAACAATTTAAATATGAGAATGTTGTTTTTAGGTTTTCCTTAGTATCGGTAAAAGCAGCGGCTGGTGCCATATGCCCTTTATCCCAAACGTTATTTCTATAATCATTATTATCTGATGTGTGAACACCTTTGGGTACATAAAAATCCATACTACCTCTGTCGAATTTTTTAGTTATATTTCTTACATTATACTCTACCCAATTAGGTTGTTCTAATACCTCATTGTACGAAACACTAAATACATCATTTTTGATTCGTACATCCGTTCTGTTTTGCGCTTCTAAAAATCCTACACTTAATAGTAGGTACAAGCTTATTAAAAATTTATTCATATATATAAATATTAAGGTACTGAGTTCTTAGTAAGAAAAATTAAATCTACTACCAGTAACCCAACTGATTCCAGCTTCCCATTGAGTTCCATTATACTCCATAGCACCAATATCAGATGTTAGTGCATCAACACCAGTTGGATTAAATTCAAAATTAGTATATGTAGTATTTCCTGCATCTACTATTGAACTATCATTTATTGGTCTAAAATCATAACTAGCCGTATCAACTAAGTAATCTTCTACATTAGATGCTGTAAAATTATTTGAACTTGTTATCCAGCTTTCAAATGGTTCATCATCGGTTCTATGACCACTTAATGTTTCAGATAAGTTATTCATTACTACTGAACCATAGTTGATGTTCTGACCTGCTTGTACATTTAACACCATTATATCATTCTTTTCTACACTATTGAAGAAAGTGTTATTATATATGAAATGCCCACCAACACTACTTCCACTTTCCAACATACCACCTTTTGCCATAATACCACCTTCACAATTCCATCCAATATTGTGGTGAATACTTCCATTAAATCCTTCACCATCACCATCGAATCTTATACCATATTTTATTGTATCATGAACCCAATTAAATCTTACCTTAGAACCTGATTGTTGAGCTGTCATTAAGTGTATCATAGCACCATCACTTTGTAGATAACCACTTTCTGCCATATCATTATATTCTATAATTGGTGCATTACCTGAATTCAATGTAGAAGAAGCTGCTGTTTTTCTGAAAGTATTATTTTTAACAATATTACCATCACCCATCAATCTAAGAGTTGTCATTACGGATGATAAATTAGCAACAGTTTTATCTATGTAATTGAAGTAACAATCTATGATTGTAGTATCTCCACCTTGTGTGTGAATAACATCACCATCTGTATATCTAAATGCACAACCATTGAAAGTTACATTTGGACTACTTGTAAATCTTGTTTGAGTTTCAAAAACTTCATTAGTAGATGGTGCAATAGTTGAACCTGAATTGATTTGGTTCAACATATGAGCATAACAACTTGCATATAAGAAATCACAATCACGAACTACTAATCTATTAGCACTATTTCCTCTTAGTGTTGT